TTTACTGTTTGCTAGTAAACTTTCAAATCGCATCTTAGCAAGTTCCTTTTCCAGAGAAGCTTCTAATCTTAATTGACTAATTTCTGTTTTTTGAGAAACTTTAAAATCTTCTGATTCAATAGAAAACCAAAGCCCTGCAAATACCATACCTAGTATAGTTAAGAACATACCAGCAGCAGTTCCTAACATGCTATTAAATGCCCGCTTATTAGCGGTTTTTTTAGCATCATACTTTTCAATAGAGTCACTCATATCAGTAGGGTAACTTGCGTTACTTACTTCGTTTTTATGTAGTGAATCCTTTAATTGTTGATATTGCTTATGGAGTACAGCATCTGTTTTTTCCATGTGATCAGACACATGCTTAGATACTGAATCTATTTTGGTATCAAGACGACTGATAGTCGAACTGAATTCTATTTCTGAAATAGAATCTTTTGAAAGGCTAACTGTTTCTTTTGGTTCAGCCATGGTGTGTAACTCCTTTTAATAATGTAGTTATAAAGGGCGCCCAACATCCATGTCAGACACCCTCCACTATTATATTAGCTAGGATATTTTTAATACACTGTTATATTAATGGAAGATTATATAGAAGGATTTAGCTAAGTTCTTGAATTATAAGAGTTGTATAGTTTTGGTATGTTCCATGGGCTATTTCAGCTCCTCTTTGCCCTTTACCTGCTGAATTAATGCTATTAGCATCATTAATAAGGTATGTTCCACTTGTTACAGATACTGTTAATTCTACTTGAAGTCTGTAAGTACTACCCGCAACAACACCACAATCTCTGATTAAATTAGTAATATGAAGTACTTTAGTATTAGTATAAGTTCCTATAAATTTATCACCAGCAAGAGATAAATTATTAGCAATACCACTTGTTCCTAGACTAAACCAAGTTCCATTAACTTTTACATTAGTTCCTATGTTAATAGCGCCTGCATCTGTTAGATCTTTTCTTACAGGAATAATAAAATAAAGCTTAACAGACTTATCTGCCTGAATGACCCTTTCTGTAAAAAGTTTTAAAACAGTAGGTGTATTAGTTGTTTTTCTTAGCCCAGTAACATGAGATTCTCTATAAGATAGATTTTTTATAGAAGAACTTTGAGGAGGTACTTGTAATTTTGTAAGCATTATCTATCTAACTCCTGAATAATCACTTTAGTAAAGTTTTGTGGAGGAATAGACCCTAGAACTGTTGCACTGTTACCTCTATCAGGATTATTATCATTAATTTCCATATTTGAATTAATAGTAGTTACTCCACTATAGGCTCTGCCTACTAGCTCTACTGCAATCGTATAAGCATTAGCATTTACAATACCTGCTACTCTAAGATCAAGAAGTTTAGAATTAACATGAGTACCAATAGCACGACTGTTATTTACCATAACATTACCTGCATATCCACAATTTCCTAGATTATGCCAAGTTCCATTAACTTTAAGGTTAGTTGTAATATATAAACCTCCCCAACTATCATCATCTGATCTAGAAGGAACAGAAATACTCAATAATATGTTTCTATTACCTTGAATTGTAATTTCAGGAAATTCATGAATAATTGTATTACTTGTATTATTTGCAGTGATTGACCCAGAGAAAGTTTGTACATACGTTTTATTGTTTGACTCTGCTCCTGATTCTCCTGCAATATAACTAGGTATTGCTTGTATATTGTTTAAAAGCATAATTATCTATCCTTGTTATCTTGGAAGTTCTTGAAGAATACCTGTCATGTAATTTTGATTGCTCCCCCAACTAAGTAGAGTTCCTCTGCTAGGTAGTATATTAGTATTAATAGAAAGCCCTGCATTAATAATAGCGGCATCTGCTTTAGTTGACCCGTATATTTCTATTTTAATTGAATAAGCTTCATTTTCACGAATAATACTGTCAGCAATTAAATCAATAATTTTAGTATTATTGTAATTTCCATTAGTCACTCTATTTCTAACAGTTACATTTGTTGCAAGTCCTGAATTACCTAAACTATAAGTTGTTCCATTAACAATAAGATTTGTTGAAATAATCATACTTCCCCAAGATAACCCAGGAGATCGGGCAGGAATATAAGTATAAAGAGAAAACTTTTTATTTGCTTGAATAGCAATATCACCTGAACGATAGAGCAGTTGAGGTGTTGTTGTTAAATCAAAACGAGTATCTAGTGAAACTACATATGTTTTATTTTCATCAACTGCTTTAGTACTTTTATTAGGTGTTTTACGTAAATTAGTATGTTTCACGATACCCTCTTAAAGTTTTTTAGTACTAGAATCAGGTTCTATAGTAGAAGAAGTGACTTCTTTTTCCTTTTTTGTAATAACTTCATCTAGATCAGGTGTTGTTACTTTAGGATTTTGTTCTTCTAAGTCTAAAGGTTTTTCTGTTTTTTCTTCTGTAACAGTTTTACTAGCAACAACTTGATCAGGAACAGTTTTAGTTAAGTCTTCAAATAATTTAGCTGATTCTGGTGTTATATCTTTTTTAAGTTTTTTAAGATCTTCAACTCTATCAGGTAAATCAGATTTACCATAAATATAAACACTTCCTACAGATACCATAATTTGTTTACAAATAGATTTAGCTTTTTCAATTGGAATTTGTGAAGAAAATCCTTCAGCATCTACCCAAGCAACTGTTGATAATCCTAAATTAATACTAGTATTAACAATAGTCATGAAACGATAAGCTAATGCTTCGTTAAAACTAAATTCTTCATATAAAGCTTTAGAACTGAGTAATATATCTCGTTCCATTCCTTTAGCCATTGAAAGTTTGTCGATATGATGTTTATCTGTAGTAGGCATTATATTTCCTTGATAGAGGCTGATAAAAAGTTTTGATTAGAAGCTGCTGAAAAACTACTACCTACTTGCCCTGAACTAGCTCTATTAATATCATGATTTTGATTAAAAAGATAAGTACCTACAATAGATCTTGTATAAACTTTAAGTATAAGGGTATAAACAGTATCTTTTATAACTCCACAATCTTTAATTAAGTTTTCAATAGAAAGTAATTTAGTATTTGTGTAAGATCCAATAGTAGTAGTACCAGTAACATCAGAGTTAGTTGCAATACCACTTGTTCCTAAAGAATACTCAACACCATTAATTATTAATGTTGTTTCTATAATTAAACCTCTTGCGGTATTACCTGTTGCTCTATGAGGAAAATAAATATAAATTCTTAAAGATCTATTTCCTTTTATACTGTATTCAGGGGTTGTTATATAATTACTAGTACTAGTATTTCTAGCAATCAAATCATCTGATCTATTTAAAAATCGTCCTACTCGTTTTCCTTCTGTAACTGAAGGAGAGACAGAGGCAGTAGGAAGTTGTAATTTCTTTATCATTATCTGTCCATTTCCTCTATATGTACTGTAGAAAAGTTTTGATTATTCATCCAAGGTAAGATACTTCCCTTATCAACACTCATAAGAGTATTTATATTCATCCCAAGGTCATTAATAATTACAGTATTATTATAGGTCTTTACTTTTACTTGTACTTGTAAATCAAAATCAGTATCTGCTACAACAAGAGAAGAGGCAATAAGATCTATAACTTTAGTATTATAGTAAGTTCCTCTATTCTGAGTATTATTTACCATAGTATTGCCATCATACCCACTATTACCTAGATTATGCCAAGCAGTATTTATTTTAATATTGGTAGAAACAAAAATACCTCCCCAAGCATTGGCATAAGTAGCACTAGGAATATAAATACTTAAAAATAAATTCTTATTCTTAGCAATTCGATAAGTACCAGTTATAAAAAGTTGCTGAGCAGTTGTTGTTGCTGTTAAAGGATCTACACTAGAATAGGTATATATTCTATTAGGGGGTACATCCGTTTTTATTTTTTCAGGTATATTTTCTAGTTCAGTTAAATACATAATAATCCAGATTAAATTAGACAGGAGCAGTATCGAATTCTTCGATATTTACTGTCGGAAAATTCTGTACACTTGCCCAAGATAAAATAGGAGCAGTAGTTAATCTAGTACCATTAATATCCATTGCAGGTGTATTAACTTCTATCTTACCGTCTTCCGCTTTTACTTTAAGTTCTACTTGAACAGTATAAGTTTCATTTCTAGGAGCAATATCATGTGCAATAAAGTCTAAAATCTTTTCTGAAAATAATGATCCTGAGTTAGTTCTATCTTTCATAGCAACATTACCGCTATTTCCATAGTTACCTAAGTTATACCAAACACCGTTTATAGCAATATTCATTCCTATAACAAGACCTCCCCAAGTATTTTCTATTGCTCTGGAAGGTAAATAAAGAGAAAGTTTAATCCCTTTATTTGCTTGAATAGTTACTGGATCAAATTTATGAACACGTTCATCACCTGTTTCTAAAGTGACTACATTAGTAAATGACATTGAATGACACTTATTATTGTGTATAACAACTTCTTCGCGCTTATTTTGAGTTTTTTGTAGATTGGTAGACTTCACAAGAATCTCCTATTAAGCTAATCTACCTACAACTGCATATTGAGTGCCTGCAGCATTGCTTGATAAATAAACATTGAAATCAACTGAAATCATTTCGTTGGGGAGCATCACAAATTTATGTGTGCTGTTTGCTGATGTAGACCATTGAATATTACTTGATGAAATATTCTGTATTATTAAATTACTGCTTGGGCTAAGTGTAACAGTAATTTCACTTCCACTAACTTCTACTCTATCCATTTTTAAATTCCTTTATTCCTTTATTTAAACGTAAGTATATTAAATACTTCCGATGAATTATATCCTTAGATATACAAGAGTCAAATAATAGTTTATATAGGAGCATGAATACGCATGCATTTAATCAACTTAACTAAAAATATTATTAATGAAAAATATATTTATATGTACTGATGGGACTTGGAATACTACTTTACAGACAGATAGAGGCAAATTATCTCCTACTAATGTCGCTAAAATGGCTCGATTGATTAGAACAACACCAAAACAATGTATTTATTATGATCGAGGTGTAGGGACTGACAATATAATAGATAAGTTAAGAGGAGGTATATTTGGTGCAGGACTTTATGAGAATGTTAAGCAAGCCTATAAATTCATTGTTGCTAATTATAAGCAAGGAGATAAGATAAATTTAATAGGTTTTAGTCGAGGTGCTTTTACTGCACGATGTTTAGGAGGAATGATAACTAAAGTAGGTATTCTTCGTAATAAATATATTAGAGATATTGATTCTATTTATAGTCTCTACAAATCAGATACTACTAATTCTGATGTTGTTAAAGAATATTGTGAACATTTTTGTCATTCTAATAGACAAATACAATTTATAGGTGTGTGGGATACAGTAGGTGCATTAGGTATTCCTTCTAGTATTTTTAATTGGTTTAATATTAGAAAATATGGATTTCTAAATACAGATCTATCTCCTAATATAGAAAATGCTTATCATGCTTTAGCTATTGACGAACATCGTAGACCTTTTAAACCTACTTTATGGAACGAAGATAAAGTACATAAAGGTCAAATACTAGAACAAAAATGGTTTGTTGGAGCACATTCAAATGTTGGAGGAGGCTATGCAGATGATGGTTTATCTAATATTACACTAGAATGGATGATAGAAAGATTAGTTAAAACTATTCCTAAAGTAGCTCTCAATGATAGTTATATTAAGAATATAATTCCTGATTATAAAGGGGAACTTCGAAATGAAGTATCTTGGAGTTATCCTGTATCTCTTATATATCCTTATGATAGACCTGTATTTGATCCAAAGTATGCTAGTATAGCTATTGATCAAAGTGTTTATAGCAGAGCTAATGATAAATCTATTAATTACGATTATCTTGATTCTAATATAAAATAAAATTATTTATATTTAAAAAGACTCCGTATAAGCTTTTAAGACACACGGAGTCTTATTTAAAAACTAAAGTACTATTTATTATTGTTATAAATAATAAACTGTTCAATTGAATAAAAAGGATCTTTATGAATATAAGTAATAGCTCCGTGTCTACTAGCTAAATCTAACACTGCTCTTAATGAATATAACTGTTTTTCATCAAATCCTTCAGGAATAACTTGAGCTATTGTAGTAACATTTTTATTAAAAGATGACTCTACAATCTCTGCTATAGAATATACGCCTATCATATCTGATGTAATGACATATAAATGAATGTTACATAAATTTTCTTTTTCATGGATTTCTTTAGCCTTACTTGTCTCATCCCAATCATCAACAACAGGATTAAAATAATACAAATTATGCTTCAGTAATCTTTTTATAACACCATCTCTCCATGTTGTTTCGTTTGTTGTCCCTCCAAGAAAAACTTTATCTGTTTTATTCATTGTTTACACCTATGTTATTACTATTAGAAGATAGTTCTATATCTTCTATAACAAGAGTTGCATACCCACAAATATCCTGCCAAGAATCTATATAATCAGCATCTCCATTAATAATTCTAGCTACTTTATACATAATCATTTCAAGGGATTGTCTCTTATCTGTCGAAAGAGATTGCCATTTATGTTTAGATGAAATAACTTCTTTTAATTGCTGAGAAATATCAGCACAATCCTTATAATTTCCATACGTTTTACCTCTTTCATTTAAAATATTTTTAATTATTGTCATTAATGGATGTTTTCATATTTAAAGTAATAAAGGATGTGCTCCGCACATCTTAGTGAGTAAAAGTTAAACAACGCACTTTTATTTATCACATTTAGCTTTATTAGTACCTGAAAAAACATCAGTATTACTTAAGCTTGGGTGAGTGTATTGATTATCTACATGAGGAAGTGAATTACTTGTTAATAATTCTAAAGGGTATGTAATAATTTTAGAAATAAGACTCATTACTCCCAAAGCAGCATTAGTCATAAAAGTAGTCATATGTACAAATGCTGTAGATGATTGTTCCATCACATTTGTTCTACTCGAAGTATTTAATATTTCTATTTTATTTGTAGCTACTTCTTCCCCAAAAGAAGGATTATTACTAGATTGTTGACTATTAATATTTGTTTGTCTATTTGCACTAGATTGTTGACTATCAATATTTTCTTCTCTATTTGCACTAGATCCTTCGTTACCAGAATTATTTTTTAAAGCTCCTACAGCAGAACTAGAATAATTAATTTTTATTTCAGAATAAATAGGAATAACAGCAGAACCTAGTTCTTTTGTTTCTTGCTCTTCTGTTACAGTTGTTTCTGTTTCTTCATAATAATCTTCCTCGTCGTAATCTTCTGCTCCTGCAAAAGCAATACTAGAAATAATTAGCAATACTGGTAGAGCAAAAATATACTTAATCTTATTCATAATAATAAATTTGTATTAGTAAGCTTACTTAACTCAGTGAAGCTTTCAACTGAATAAATACTCTCTTAGAATTTAGTCATTAAAGTGTGTGGAGCACACTCTATTATTTTGACTAAAACAAGGGTTTCTTTACTAAAAACCTCTAAGAAACTATACTTAAACATTAATTATAAAGTAAAAAGGGTGTTAAAGCATGAATACTCCTCCTGATAATTTAAATAAATTAGATCTATCATCATTGCCTTCTGGATTAATAAATGAGGCTAATAAATTATTATCTTTGTGGTCTGAGGAAGATAGAGAAGATTTTAAAAATAATCCAACTGAAGAATTATTAGCGACATTATTACAAAAATACCAAGATAAGTAGTATAGATTAGTAAAATATATGAGCAATCTACTAACAAGGGAACAGATAGAAAGAGTTATCCCTAAATCAATTAGAAAAAATATTTCAAATGAATTAATAGATAATATTAATAATGGTATTACTAGTCTTTCAGATGAACTAGGATCAAGTTATAGAGATAATATCATTAGTTATACAGGTGTCTTACAAGAAGGTAGATTTAAAATTACTGACTATGTTAATGCTGTCAAATATGTGAGTTTTAAACTACTAGGATCAAGTAATATTAGTGCTTATTCTAGTGCATTCCCTGACAAAATTGATAAATTTAGACAAGATAATGTTAATGAAAAAGATATAGCAAGTTATGTGTGTGCCTATAACAGGAGCAAACTTGTTAATCTTATTATGGCGCAAACACTTGTACCTAGTTATGTACTTAACGCTGATTTATATCAAAAAGCATTAAATACTAGTGCTGAACTTATGATTTCAGCTAAAAGTGAAAAAGTACGTTGTGATGCAGCTAATAATTTAATGAATCAATTAAAAATACCAGAGAATACAGTTGTAGAACTTAATATTGGTATTAAAGAAGATAGTTTAATAAGTGATTTAAAAGAAGCAACAGCAGCTTTAGTAGCAGAACAAAGAAAAGGGTTAGAATCAGGATTATCAACAATAACTCAAATAGCCAGCTCTAGCATTGTAGCTAATATAGAACAAAAGGAGTCTTAGTATGAAATATACTTTTAGTGAAAATTCATTAGATAAACTTATGACTTGTGAAAGCTCTTTAATACAAATTACTCGTAAAGCATTATCTTATGGAATAATGGATTTTTCTGTTATAGAAGGACATCGTACTATTGAAAGACAAAATGAACTTTTTAATCAAAAACTTACTAAATTAGATGGTTATATTAAAATGAGTAAGCATAATTATGTTATTAGTAGAGCAATTGATTTATTACCTTATCCTACTTATGTAAATAAAATTAATGTATGGAAAGATTCTCAAAGATTCTGTGTATTAGCAGGATTAATATATGCAGCTTCTTGTGAATTAGGGCATTCTGTTGTTTGGGGGGGTGACTGGAATGGGGATGGTAATAATGCTGATTCTAATTTTATGGATATGGCTCATTTTGAATTAAAATAGTGGCTATTAATACTCTTGATGGAAAGGTAGATGTTGAAGATTTATTAGAAAAAGTAGATTATTCAAATACAGAGCACTATATTCCTACCGATTTTTCATTAGAATTTATTAGCTTTATTAAGCTTGTTAATGGCGAACAAGGAGAAGAAAATAAATCTCCTCCTGCTCATTACAAGATGATGGATAAGATACAAGGTAAAGGAACAAATGTCTTAAACTTATGTCATCGAGGTATGGCTAAAACAACTTTGATGGAATATCTTATTTTATATATCGCTGTTTATGAGGGTATTCCTAATTTTGGTAAAATACCTTTAGGTATTTATGTTTCTGATTCTATGGAAAATGGAGTCAAAAACATGCGTAAAAACTTAGAGCATAGATGGGAAAATAGTTCCTTCTTAAAAATTTATATTCCTAAAACTCGATTTACAGATAACAGATGGCAATTTACGAATGAACATAATGCTGTTACGGTATTCAAGGGATATGGAGCTTCGACTGGCGTGCGTGGAACAAAGGAACTAGGACAAAGACCTTATTTAGCAATATTAGATGATTTAATTAGTGATGAAGATGCACGTTCAACAACTATTATTTCTTCTGTAGAAGACACTATTTATAAAGCAGTTAGATATGCTCTCCATCCATCAAGAAAAAAGATTATATGGAATGGAACAGCTTTTAATAGTAAAGATCCTTTATATAAAGCAGTAGAAAGTGGTGCATGGGATGTTAATGTATTTCCTATTTGTGAAACATTTCCTTGTACTAAGAAAGACTTTAGAGGTTCATGGGAAGATAGATTTACTTATGAATATGTAAAACAAGAATATCTTTTAGCCCAACGCTCAGGAAAAATAGCAGGGTTTAATCAAGAATTAATGATTAGAATTATGTCTGATGAAGATAGATTAATACAGCCTAGTGATATTTCTTGGTACTCTCGTACTAAAGTTATTTCTAATAAAGGACTTTTTAATTTTTATATTACAACTGATTTTGCAACTAGCCAAAAAACATCTGCTGATTTTTCTGTTATTTCTGTTTGGGCTTATAATAATAATGGGGATTGGTTTTGGGTAGATGGTGTATGTAAAAAACAATTAATGGATAAAAATGTAGATGATTTATTTAGATTATCTCAAGAATATAAACCTCAACAAGTAGGTATTGAAGTATCAGGACAACAAGGAGGATTCATTCAATGGATCACAAATGAAATGATTACTCGTAATACCTATTTTAATCTAGCAAGTGATAATAATGGAAATAAGCCAGGTATTAGACCTAATACAAATAAACTAGTTAGATTTAATATTATAGTTCCTATGTTTAAAAGGAATAAAATGTTTTTTCCAGAAGAAAGGAAAGAAAGTGCTGAAATGTTAGAATGTATGCAAGAACTAGATCTTATTGCAGTAAATGGATGTAAATCAAAACACGATGACTTTATAGATACTATATCTATGCTCGGCTCATTATCCCCATGGAAACCTTCTAGTGAATCACTTATTAAAAAAGATAATAGTAAAGGTATATGGGAATTAGATATAGAAGATGATGCTTCTTTGGATAGAATCTCTTCTTATATAGTATAAAAGGATTATTAAATGGTAGTATCTGAATTTATTGAATTATCAAATGCAACTGTATTAAAGCAATTAAAAGTTACACTTGCTCAACATATATCTATACTTAATTTGGCTTTATTAGAAGTATATAAACAATTTTCAATTAATACTCAAAGCAGAGTAGTTACAATTACTTCAACAGGTAATACGGAACTTACTTTTTCCCCAGGTGTTATTAGAATAATTTCTGTTAAAACGCCTTTAAGATATTTTAGAGATAGTAAAGGAGATTTACTTAATCTAACATCAAACGAAGAAGCAGAATTTGCTATTAATGAAGAAGGTAGTTTTAATAGTGTTTTTACTTTTGAATATAATAAAATATCTGTTCCTAAAGTTGTTGTAGGACAGACTTTTAGGTTACGTTGGGACAACTCACCTATACTATTAACAGCTAATAATATATCTATTGATTTGCCTGTACCTAATCAATATGTAGAGTTATTATTAATGTATGTAGCTTATCTTGTTCATCTTAGTTATGGGAATAAAGAACCTCAAGCTGATTTATATTTACAACGGTATCAACTTGCTGTTAATAACATACTTAAACAGGGGCTAAATTATCCTATAGATACTACAAGTACCAAATTAATTAATAATGGATTTATTTAAATAATAGTTATGGAAACATCGTATATCGAAACTAATTCTGAACTAGAAGATTCTTTTAAAGAAAGTCCTTCTACTCAGAAAGAGAATTTACCTGATTGGAAAAATATTCCTAATGTACGTGACTTACGACAAGAGTTATTAGATGCAACACCTGACCATACAGCACAAGTTGATAAAGTAAATGTATGGTTAGATAATTTAAATATAAAAGGAAGAGCAGTTGTTAAATCTAATCTAGGTTTTTCTGCTATTGTTCCTAAAGTTATTAGAAAACAAGCTGAATGGCGGTATGCTTCATTATCAGAACCTTTTCTATCAACTAATGATATTTTTAATACTGCACCAGTTACTTATGAAGATAAACAAGCAGCTATTCAAAATGGATTGGTTTTAAATAATCAATTTAATACTAAACTAGATAAAATAAAATTTATTGATGAGTATGTAAGAACTGCTGTTGATGAAGGAACTGTTATTATCAGAGTAGGTTGGGAATTAGAAGAAGAGGAGATAGAAGTAGAAATACCTGATTTTGAGTTTATTGAAAGTGATAGCCCACAACTTGCACAACAATACCAACAATTAACTCAATTAGCTCAACAATCACCAGAAAAATTCACACAAAGTATTCCTCAAGAAGTCCAAGAAGCAATGGCTTTAAGTGAGCAATCAAATACTTTATTAGAGGCTGTTCAAACAGGGTCTCATATTGAGACTGAAATAAATACAATTAAGAACTGCCCTACATTAGAAATATGTAAATATACAGATGTAATAATAGACCCTACATGTCAAGGTGATCTAGATAAGGCTAATTTTGTTATTTATTCTTTTGAGACAAGTTATGCTCAACTTAAAAAAGAAAATAGATATTTTGATTTAGATAATATTAGAGAATCTAATGTCTCTCCAGAAGATAATATAAATAGTCAGCTTGGACAAGATTATACTTTTCATTTTAAGGACAAACCTCGACGTAAATTTGTTGCATATGAGTATTGGGGATTTTGGGATATAACAGGAACAGGTGTACTTGAACCTATTATTGCAACATGGGTAGGTGACACATTAATTCGTATGGAAGAGAATCCTTTTCCTGATAAAAAATTACCTTTTATATCTGTTCAATATTTACCTACTCGTAAATCAATTTATGGTGAACCTGATGGTGCATTACTAGAAGATAATCAAAAGATTATTGGTGCAGTAACACGAGGAATGATTGATATTATGGGTCGTTCTGCTAATGGACAACAAGGAACACGTGTTGATGCACTAGATACAGTCAATAAGAAGAAGTTTTCTAAAGGACTTGATTATGAATTTACAGGGAATTCCTCCCCTGATCAATTATTTCATATGCATACATACCCCGAGATACCTCGTTCTGCTGAAACTATGATTCAAATGCAAAATGCAGAAGCTGAAAGCTTAACAGGTATCAAAGCTTTCTCTACAGGTATTAGTGGTAAAGCTATATCAGGGACAGCAACAGGAATACGAAGTGCTCTTGATGCAACATCAAAAAGAGAATTAGGTATTCTAAGACGCTTAGCAGAGGGTATTAAAAAAATAGGTAGGAAGTTCATTTCTATGAATAGTGAATTTCTTTCAGAAGAGGAAGTTATTCGTATTACTAATGAAGAATTTATTAGTGTTAGAAGAGATGATTTAGAAGGAAATATAGATATTCTTCTTGATATTTCTACAGCAGAAGCAGATGAACAAAAAGCTAGTGAACTTGCTTTTATGCTACAAACTATTGCTCCTAATGAAGATCCTGAAGTTAGGAAAATGCTATTAGCAGAAATATTTAAGCTAAGAAAAATGCCTGAATTATCTAAAAGAATAGCAGAATACCAACCTCCTCCAGATGAAGAGGCTATTAAAAAAGCTAAATTAGAAAATGCATTATTAGAAGCACAAATCTATAAAGAGAATTCTATGGCAGAAGAGAATCTTGCTAATGCTAAATTATATGAAGCAAGAGTAGGACTAGAAACTGCAAGAGCAGCAAATACAGAAAGCGATAGAGACTTAAAAGACTTGAAATATGTAGAGCAAGAAAGCGGTACATTACATGCGAGAGAATTAGATGTAGAAGATAATAAAGTAAATAATAGAGTAAATAAATAGTCCCCCCCCTTTAAACTTTAACCACTACAGTGTGCGGAGCACACTATTATATTAACCTATATAAAATATTATATTTATTATGAATGATGAAGAAACTATACAAGCAATTGAAGTAGATATTAAAGAAGCAACTGCAGCAGTAGAATATGCTAAAGCTTTGGATAAACTAGAAAGATACCATCCCTTTAAAAAGATTATTTTGGAAGGTTATTTTAAGGAAGAAGCAATAAAACTTGTAGGGACTAAATCAGCAAATGGATATGAAGATGAAGCTTCACAAAAAGCAATTATTAAAGCAATAGATGGTATTGG